GCAACGTGGAATATCGTTCAGAGAGGGTACGAACAGCTCATTCAACCAAATTTTTTACGCAATATGATGACACCAACTAATAATACTCAAAATGCTGAATCATCTATTGCGCAACAACCTTTGGGCGCTCCCTCAAAGGTTGAACAAACTTTATCTTCCCTTTCTTCCATATCTCTTTCGGGAGATGTCAAATTTACTATTACTGAACTGCAATCTTTACTTATACAAGTAAAGGAAACTGCTTCCACTGTTGATAATTTATTAACAGATGCCAAACTTGAAAAGATTAACACTCTGATCGACAAAGTCGCTTCCATCACCGAGACTTTGGGCGTTCAAGGTGAAAATCCGTTGAAAGTTATAGAGACTATGGTAATTGACGTTATCATGTCTCTGGTTGGCAAAGCTCAAGTTGCTCTTATTGAAGCTAGTAAGGAAATTGCTATTGTAGTTCTTTTCCTAGGGTTAGCCATATCAGCTTATAAAAATCCAGACCCTTTGATCGTTTCGGTTACTATGGGTCTTGGAACGTTTATTGGACTTAAATATGCTGGAAAAATTGAGCTTGACTTAATCAGCAACATTATGAGTTTTTTCGGAGTTAGGCCCCAGATGGACTACGGAGATGTTGAGAATTTTTCAACACTCATAACTACTCTGGCAACTACTTATGTTACATTTACTTCTGGTGTAAATGTACCTAAAACACTCCTCAAGAACATGTGTGATTTTGCTAAAATCCGTGATTCGTTAAATGAGATTTTAACTCTGGTTATTACTCTTTTCGAAAAATGTTATAACTATGTTAAAGTTAAGTTACTTGGTTTAGACAAGGGCTCTTCTTTCTTAGTTACAAACATCGAACAAATTGACAGATTTGAACAATCTGTTAATGACATTTTTAATCTTGAGAATTCTAAAGAATTTTTCCGTAATCAGGAAAATTTTGATACCCTTATTCTCTTAATATCTGAAGCCAAATTTCTTCTTAAAACTATGCCGCCCCAACGAAAGTATTTTAATGTCGTTAAGTCAATCAACACCAACTTATCATATTTACTTAAAATACAACAATTGTTTCTTGATTCCAATTTCAGTAATTCAGGTTTTAGGCAAGAACCAGTTGCTGTTATGCTTAAAGGTGGTCCAGGTTGTGGTAAATCTGGTTCTATGATGGCTATGGGACAAGCTCTTTGTGCCCGTTACTTACCTGAACGAAAGCTCAAAGAATTAGCTCGAGATCCCAATGCCTTTACCTTTAATAGGCAATTTGAAACGCAATATTGGGAAGGTTACACTCCTAGTAAGTTTGTAACTTATTTTGATGATCTTGGTCAAACCAGAGATGTTGCTGGTAATCCTGATAACGAATTTTCTAATCTTATTCGAGCAATAAATTCGTTCGCATACAAATTGCATATGCCCGATTTGGCTTCCAAAGGAAACACTGACTTTGTATCGATGTTTGTTTTAGCTACTACTAATATGATACAACTTCGATCTGAATCTATTTACAGCTTAGAAGCCCTTGAAAGAAGATTTGGACGAACTTATGTAGTAATTCCAAAGCCAGAGTATACCACGCCAGAATCTCTTAATAGTGATTATTTTAACCGTAAATTTCTCAAATCTAGATTGAATCCAGGTGAAGCAATTTCACCGGAACATCTTCATTATATTCCCGAACTTAACGGTCAATACTCAACTCCCTTACTTTTCAATGAAGTTATGGAGGAAATTTTTTCCGACTATGAACAGAAAAAGAGTTGGTATCTTGATTACGTTGAGAAAATGCGAATTATACGCGAGTCATACGCTCTAGAAAATGAAGAGATTAAACTCAATGTTGTTCCTCAAATGGATAATTTCCATGATGCACTTGAACCTGAAGTTGTTCAATTTCAAGAAGATCCTCAGGCAGTTCTTGTGGGTGAAGAACATGCAGCCCGCACGTTCCAGCGTACACCAGGCCCGCATGATGATCGCCTTCCACCTTTTGAAACTTTGTTTGGATTTGGACACGATGTTGACTTCGGAACTTGGAATGAGGAACGTGACACTTTTAATGCTCATCTAGCCGAATCTGATCCTGCTATTCGGAATATGGCTATTAATATTTTAGCTAATAAATTTGGGCAAATTGACAATCTTGAAGTACGATATCGGCTATATTTAACTTATCAACATGAAGTTATGAGAGCTTTTAGATATAGTGCGGATCAACCTTCATTTTTTATGGCAGTTATTATAACTACTGGAATAGTTCCTATAGATTTGAGTCAAGATCCTTTGCTCAACTATGTGAAGCATAGTTCTTTCCTTAATTTACCTATGTGGGCTTATAACTCTTTAAGAGAATTGAAAGCTGACATTAAAATTTTAAGTGAAGCAAATCCACAAGTTATGCTCACTACTCGAATTGCTGTTGGATTAAGATGGCTTTCGAAAGCTGTCTTCTTTTACATGTGTTATCGCACTGTTAAGATGATAGCTAATGTTATTGGGTCCTTTTTCCCTGGCATATACGCTATACCAAATAGTTTCGGTTCTTCGGACAAATTGCGCTCTTATCGTGATCCAAAGTTGCTCAAACAAAGAATCAATAATGTTATACCACAGATGGATTCTAGTGGTATAGATTTGGTAACATCCATATGCAATACAAACTCGTATGAGTTCCATACTGAAAGTAATCATGGGACCAATGAATGGAAAAAATCTGGTTTCGCTACTTTCATCAAAGGGAGGTACTTTTTGATACCATACCATTTTATTACAACTTGTTTTGCTAGAGTTGAAGAAGACCCAGATATAAGGTATGCGCGATGTCGTTTACTCAGACGTAGCAACAAGGAAAAGAATTTCTGTTATGATCTTACTGTTGAAGAAATTCTCAAAAATTTTCAATGTGGTAAATTGGTAGAAAATGATTTAGCTATAGTTTTGGCTCCAAAAAGAGTCCAACCTCATACTGATCGATTGCAACATTTTGCTCTTCGAGCCGACTGGCAACATGCAGTCCAGACTACACCCTTCAGACTTGTTTTTCCTAATTGTGTCGGAAAAGAAGCTATTGTTGGTTACTTGGCTCGCAACAATGATTTGGCCGTTCGTGAAGTGACTACAGATGTTAAAGGCAAAGATGTTATTGGTAAAGTTTCATACTTTGTCAAACACACTTTTGAATACATGGGGGTAGTTGGAGTTGGAGATTGTGGTGCTTTATTAACTTTACTTAACCCAAAGATGGCCACTCGTAAGATTATTGGTTTCCATGTAGCTGGTTCAGCTCAATGTCAGAGAGGCTACGCTGGAGCTGTATGCCAAGAAGATTTGATCCATGATTTAGCTCTTTTTGAAAAACCTGATAGTACTGTTGATGATGATCTTACCCAGAAACTTGGACAACCTGAACACGTTTATGGTCAAGGTCAATTTTGGCCTCTCGGAACAATTAAACCTGCTCCTTCCGCTCCTAGTGTCACGACCATAACTCCATCTAATCTTTATGGAGCATGGGGACAACCCTCTACAGCTCCAGCTTATCTTAGGCCCTTGCAGGTAGAGAACCAAGTAATCGATCCCATTTTAAATGGTTTAAATGAATACTCTTCAAACTTAGTTCTTCCAGATTTAAAAGTTCTAAGTCTAGCTGCAGCAGAATTGTTTCATGATCTCAATCAACATTCGCCACATTATGTAGTTCCACGAACCTTCTCTTATGTAGAAGCAGTTCAAGGTTTGGATTATGATGCTGATTTTGGTCCTATTGACCGCAATACTAGTGCTGGCTGGCCTTTTAATGTCGGAGTAGAGTCTGGTAATTTGCCTCGTAAACAAAGATTTTGGGGGAATGGTCCTGAATTCGATTTTGGAAGGTCAGAAAGTAGAGAACTTGAAACTCAAATTTATGCTGATATACGAGAGCATCTAGCAGGTAAACGCATAACCGAATTTTATACTAGTTTTCCAAAAGATGAACGTAGATCACTTGAAAAACTTTCAAAATATAATACCCGACTTGTTGATGCTGGGACTACTAAATATCTGGTTAAAGTCAGGATGTATTTTGGAGCTTTTGTTCTTTGGTTTTTTAAAAATCGTATTTACAACGGTTCTGCAGTTGGAGTTAATCCCTATTCGTCTGAATGGAATGTCATGACTGAAAATTTCCTCCATATGAACGAAGATGATTTGTTAGTGGGAGCTGGTGATTTTAAAGGACTTGATAAGAATGAAGTACCAGCAGTACTTTATGAAATACTTGACATTATAAACCGCTGGTACAATGATCCTGAAGGAAATAAAGTTCGAGAAATCTTATTTTTAGAGATATGTTTTTCTCGACACATCTTTAGAGGAGAAGTTTTGCAAATGTCTAGTAGCATACCCAGCGGTAATCCTATAACTACTCTCATAAACACTATGTATGTTATGGTAGCAATGCGTTATTGTTTTATCAAACTAACTGGAGATTTTGAATTCTCTTTATGTGTTTACTTAATAGTTTTAGGAGATGATCATGTTTTCTCTGTTGTCAAGGAATATCGAGAGATGTTTAATGAAATGACATTAGGTCCAGCTATGGCTGAATTCGGTCTCATATATACTAATGACCAAAAAGTTACTAGTACTCAACCTTTTCGTCCCATCACTCAGGTTGAATTCCTTAAACGTGGATTTCGATTTTGTGAAGTATTGAACAGATGGGTAGCACCTCATCGACTTGAAGCTATTCTTGAAGTTCCATATTGGACTCGCAAGAATGCGCAAAGAGAAGCTATAACAGTTTCTAATTTTGAATTCCTGTTGCGTGAACTTACGCTTCATGGTAAAGAACTATATGATAAACTCATGCCCTTTCTGACCGCTAAATTTTATGAAAGAGTACCTGGCACTCGTTTGACTATTGCGGTCTCTAATTGGGAAAATTTGTATCGTCAAGTTTCTGAAACTGAAGGTTTCTTCTTTTGACGGTTTCCTTTATACCCCGTCCACGATTCTTTTGGGGGAAGAATTTATGACGTTAAACTAGGACTTGACTTCAAGTTCATCTATACCCTATTTCCTCAATACCCCTGGATACCCAACTACCGACTTAATCTATTGGTAGCCATAGCTTTGGTATTGTTTCTTTTGATTACAATTCTATATATTCTAGACAAATATATAGTCTTACAAATGTCTTCTATGAATAAAAATGACGGTCCAGGAAAAGACCCTTCTGTGAAACTTTCCGACACTGGTTTTAGTGAACAAGTTCCAGCTCAAAACTTGTTCGTGGCTTCTCGCGAGCTACCAAATGATTCAGGTGAATTTACAGCGACCACCCATGTAGTAAATACAGGTGTGGAATCCACCGCCCAAGTCGTCAATCCCATATCTATGATGACTGGCATTACTGATAATGCTTCTATGGGAACTGCACAAGATATCATGACATTTCTTGCTAAACCATACCCACTCAGGACTGGTTCTTTTTCCACTACTGATACTGTTTCTACTTTTAATATTGATTCTATACCCTCTGCATTAGTACAGATTCCAATCTTTTTGAACAAGTTGAAAGGATTTTTGGGCATAAGGGCCACTATGGTTTTTAGACTCCAAGTTAATGCAAATAGGTTCCAACAAGGTAGATACATCCTTGCATGGACTCCTGTTTGTGGAGCAAGCACCGGTGTTCCAGCGGTAGGTCAATGGTTTTTTACTCACAATCACACACTGACCCAGAGAACCCAACTTCCTCATGTTGAATTAGATTTGAGCACTGACACTCAAGCTATTTTGAAGGTTCCTTTCGTTAGCGTTTACTCTCACGCCCCAATTGTTTCGACAGGAAATTACGCCAATACTGGCTATATTCAAATAACTCCGTATTCTCCTCTTGTGGCTCCTGCTGGTTCTACTATAGCTTCGTATACTCTTTGGGCTAGTTTTGAAGATGTCGAGTTAGTTGGTGCTGTCGTACCTCAGATGGGTAGAGCATTTCGTACCAAAGTTGTACCAAAATCGAAAACGGCGTCGGAACAAGAACAAGAAGACGCTGGCGTTGGGCCAGTCCAATCCTCTATGCGAGTGGTTTCAAAAGTTGCTTCTTTCGTTGGGACCAATATACCTTTCTTATCTGAAATTGCCGCTCCAGTCTCTTGGGCAGCTAATATTGTTGGAGGTGTTGCATCCATTTTTGGGTGGGCTCGTCCTATTGTTCTTAATGCTCCCGAACGTCGCAAGATTGAAATTTTTCCGTATGCTACCACTATGGATTCTGCTGATACTGCTGCTCCTCTTTCTCTTTCTGCTCGCAACAATGTAGAAGTACTTCCAGGATTTGCTGGAACTGATATTGATGAGATGTCGATACCCTTTTTAGTTTCCATACCTGCTTATTGGCAGACCTTAACTTGGTCTACTTCAGCAACTAATGGAAGCTCTTTGGCCACTTGGCCTATGTCTCCTGTTTATTTTAACAATGTAACCACATCTGTCGGTGGTTCTAGTGTAAATAACTTTTTGCCACTGGCATTTTTAGCTAATATGTTTGCTCTGTGGAGAGGTTCTGTTGTTTTAACTTTCAAACTTGTTAAAACAGAATTTCATTCCGGGAGACTCCTCTTAGCTTTTAATCCAGATCCTGGCAATGGTACATCAGGAGGTGCTACTTTTAATCTTACTGATACTTCTTATGTTTATCGTGAAATTATAGATGTGCGTGAAGGAAATGAATTCAGTTTTACTATACCATGGACCTCACTCACTTCTTACAAGAATACAGCTACAGGAGACAATATTTACGGATATGTTCAACTGTTTGTTCTTGATGAATTGGTTGCTCCTGCTACTGTTTCATCCAATATAAGCATTCTAGTTGAAGTTTCTGGAGCTAAAGATTTTGAGTTTGCTGTACCAAGACCTACTACTATGTCTCCTGTAATAGGAGTTGTAGCCCAGATGGCTGATGGTTTTGTTCCAAAACCACAACCAAATCCCTCTAATGTTCACTCTGGTGTAATTGGAGGATCCAAAGTTTGCGAAGATGAACTTGTCAATTCTAGGATGGCCATTGGAGAAAGGATTCTCTCGTTACGTTCTCTTTTAAGATCATCTAGTTTACTTATCCAAAATCCCACCAATGTAGTAACTCGGTATACCAATATTTTACCTTATACTCTTTTCTATTGTAATGGAACGGGCACCCTTGCTCAACCTCCCGTGTGTGGAGATTACTATTCCGTTATAGGATCTTGTTATGCACTTTCACGAGGAGGTGTTCGATGGAGAGCTTATGATTCCTTGGACAATAATCACTTTCAGGCGACCACTTATCTTGCCAATTTGGGAACATATACGGGTTTGGGTTTTAGTTATGATGCAACAGATATAAATGGTGGAACCAATTTGTTAACTAGGAATAATTCTCCTTTTGTTATACAAAATTGGCAACATACAGGTGGTTTGGAAGTAGCTGTACCACAATACAACAAATACCATTCTAGGCCCCACGCTAATTATTTTAGTGCTCCAGCTTCTGGTGGTACTACGATAAATTTGACGACGAGCGATTCTTCAGCCAAATTCGGTATTTTTACCGATACTGGTTCAACGCCATCAAATCCTTTGACTTTTATGAGGTCGATGTCTGACGATGGTAATTTTGGAATGTTTGTCTCTATACCCCCCATGGTGGTAATTCCCACTGCTTTGTGAGAGCTTCTCACACTTGGTATCAAGATTGTTGGCTTGCTTGATACAATTGCTTTTACGGTGCCAATTTAATACTGTACTAGCGAGATCGAATTCTATGAAGGATCTTGACATAATGAAATGAATGATTGAAGTCATTTATTAAGTTGTTTCTTACATGAGATCTGGAGTTTCGGGGTTTAACACCCAAGAAACCATTATCATATTTTTAATATGGTACTGGACGTTTTTCTGCAAAAAAAAAAAAAAAAAAAAAAAAAAAAAAAAATAAA